ATTGAACGTCTTACCACTTCTGGTGTTGGCCTTGCTGCTGAGTCTGGAGAGTTCTTGGAGATCGTTAAGAAGATGGTATTTCAAGGTAAACCTTGGAACAGCGACAATAGAGAACATCTTATTATTGAGTTGGGTGACGTTATGTGGTACGTAGCACAAGCATGCATGGCACTAGACATCAGTTTTGAAGAGGTTCTAGAAAGAAACGTCAAGAAATTAGAGAAAAGATATCCTGGCGGTCACTTTGACATTAGTGATTCAGAAAACCGTGCAGCAGACGACCTTTAATGTTCATCAGATATTTCCTCTCTCAATATATGAGAAGAAAATATCAGGATTTTTACCATCCCTCTACAAAAGTTTTGAGGATGGTAAGTTTGACAATTCCACAGGTAAAATAACAGGTGAATTGAATGGTAAAGTCTTGATACATCAGGACACCAGACTAGCACCTTTCTTCAGAGAGATAAAGAAGTCAGTTATTGAGTACCTAAAGCACTTCAATATAGATAAAAAAGAATTTCAGATAAATTTTGTTAAAACTTGGTTCACTATATGTGATCCTGGTCAAACATTTCCAATGCATTACCACTCCTGCTCACACATATCTTATGTGTATTACATACAGGCATCTGGTGATCCACTGTTACTTCATAAAAAGAATAGTAATGAACTCTTTGGGGACGTCTTTAAATTTTCCAATGAACAAAATCTTTACAACACCGATACGTATGGTATCAAACCACAGTCTGAGCATCTCATTATGTTTCCTGGTTCTCTTGAACATTATACTTCTGCTGAACCCAGAAAACATAGAAGAATTAGTCTGGCTGGTGACATCGTTTTAACATTAAAACATAGAACTGATACAGAAAGTGGGTTATTATCACCTCAGTATTGGAAGCAGTTCTAAATATTTTATGCTATAATAAATATTAATATGGCAAAAGTAGCAACAACCACAAAAGCACTCCTTGGTAAGGTAAAAGACAAAGGAGATTATAAGAACTCAGTGAGAGACAAAGAGATATTGAAAGATATCCTTGATGTACTTGATGGTAATGTAATACTTACAGATACATCAGGAAGTCCTTTTACGTGGCCTAACCCAAGTGGCAAGGGTAAGATGATTGGTTCTGGAAAAAATAAAATTAGGGTAGCTACGTATAAAGTAAATAAAATATTCACAGGTGCAGAAGATCTTGAGAATAAATTCCGACAATTAAAAATACCTAAGACAAAAACTCAACCAAAAAAGGGAGTAGGATTTATTGTAGGAGAACATCCAGTACAGATAATTTCATCTGGAGCATCAGGAGGGTTACAGGCAGCACAAATAACTAGAATGCAAGAGTTAGGTTCTGCAGTAGTATTCCGACATGTCATCAGTAAGAATAAAAACTTTAAAAATGCAAAAGAAATTGCTGCTGATAAAAAATTATATGGAGAGTTGTTAAAAATATGGCAAGAGTATGGTTTGGATGTGGTAGATATGAGTTGGTTAGAGAGTTTTCATAAGCAACAGTCTGCGTTGATCAGTGAAATTTCTAAACCAACTGTTCACGAATACAATCGTGAGAATGGTTTTATGGATTACATCTCAAAAATTATTGGAAAACAATTTAAAATTAGTAAAAAAGATAACTGGGATCCTGCTGATATCTGGTTAATTAGACATGAAGATAGAGCAAAAAAAATTATTGATCGTATCATTAAAAAGAGTGGAACAGTGGATGAGTTCAACGCTGTAATGAGATCATTATTCCACAATCTAAAAAAAGATCCTAGTAAACCTGCTGTATATGGTATTTCATTAAAGAAAATAGGATCTGGTGATGCACGTATAGAATTGTCAAATGCTTCACAAGAGTTCTTTACCTCTCTAGATCAAATTCACATGACATATTTACATACTGTATGTGATTTGTCAATAACAACCAAAGATGGAGTAAGAACTTTAGGAACTCAGGATAGTAAATTTGTTGTAGAAAATGGAGAGAAGGGTAGTTATAGTTTTCAGATAAAAGCAAACGATTCTAAGAAGATTTCTGGTCTAAAATATGAACCTACCATGAAGGGTGCTACTGCTGCTAGGGTAGGAAAAGCAACTGTTGAACTGGTGGTAGATAAAATGTCAACTCCTTACTATGGTAAGACATTTGACAAAGCTTCATCAGCATATCCACAGACCGCTGCGGAGTTTGAGAGAGAAGAATCAACATACAGAACTAGAATATCAAATGTAATTTCAAAAGCACACGTAACTAGCAATGTTAAAGATGTAGAAGAAGCTATTGATAATCTTTACATAACGTTTGGAACACAACCCCATGTTGCAAACAGTAAATTACAACAAATAACATGGTTAGATCAAATATTAAGTTTACCAAAAAAGAAGTTAGATTCTTTTGCTACTGATATGGTATTCATAGCAAAAAAAGAGGGTACAAGATACGGTCCTTTTGCAAAAATATTCTGATGTCAAAGAATACTCACCTAGAACACCTAGAAGATAGCATCTTATTAGATGGAGAGCAAGGTGCTAATGATGCTTTCATGTTTTTAGATGAGTTAGCAAGAGTATTTACAGGAGTACAGAAAAATAATTTTAAAATTACTACAAAATGGGATGGTGCACCCGCTGTGTTTTGTGGTACACATCCAGATACTAAAAAATTTTTTGTAGGATCAAAATCGGTATTCAATGTCAATGCAAAAATTAATTATACAGCGGAAGACGTAGATAAAAACCATGGCAATTCGCCAGGTCTTGCTGCAAAGTTAAAAGAATGTCTAAAATATCTACCAGAATTAGGTATAGAAGGTATGGCACAGGGAGACTTGTTATTTACTGATGATAAAGAGAAGAAAAAAATAAATGGTACGGACTGTATTATATTTCAACCTAACACAATAACCTATTGCATACCAAAAGAGGATAATTTATATGATAAAGCATCAAAAGCAAAGGTTGGTGTAGTATTTCATACATCATATAGTGGTAAGAGTATGGATAGTGTGCAAGCAAGTTTTGGATATGATGTATCACAACTAAACGATAGTAAAAATGTCTTAGTTTTAAGTGCAGAGACAGGTCAGTTAGGTAGTGATATATTATTGACTAAAAATGAGAAGTCATCTCTAGATAAATTAAAATCATCTAGTGTAAAATCATTATCAAACGCATCATCATTCTTAGATGAGGTTGCAGAGCAAATTAAATCAAAGGATCAGTTAGTCATAGGAACTAGACTAAAGATATTCTTTAACAAATACGTACGTGAAGGTAGAAAACTACCCACTGACACTGTATTTGTCAAAGAATTTCAACAATACTTTGAGACAGAAGTGAAGAAGGCAGCAGATAAAGTTAAGACACCCAAAGCAAAGGCAGCAAAACTTGCTAAGTTGTATGATGGTTTAGGTATGATAAAAGATCAAGAAAAAGCATTGAAAAGTACAGTGAATCTATACTCCGCATTACAATCTGCAAAAGAAATGTTCATACGTAAATTAGAAAAGGGTGAAAGGTTTGGAACTTATTTAAGAACAGAGAATGGGTATGATGTAACTGCACCAGAGGGGTATGTTGCTATACAAGATGGTACAAACGCAGTGAAATTGGTTGATCGTTTATCGTTTAGTGTCGCAAACTTTAACGTAGAGAAAAACTGGGTCAATGGAGATAAACCACAATGAAGACATGCTATTTTACATTTGGTAGATTCAATCCACCAACCATAGGTCACGAAAAACTTCTAAGAACATTAGAAAAACAAGCAGCATCTAATGATTATTTGATATATCCATCACAAACATTTAAGAAACCAAACAACCCATTGCCTTATGATTATAAGGTAGAGACAATGAAAAAAATGTTTCCGTGGGCAAAGATAGAAACTGCAGCGTGTTGCAATACTATTATAAAAGTAGCACAAGACATGATGATGAAAGACTATAGTGACATAGTTATGGTAGTTGGATCTGATAGAGTGGCAGACTTTGATAAGTTACTGAACAAACAAAATACAATAGATTATACATTTAACACTATTAAAGTTATGTCTGCGGGTGAGAGAGATCCAGACGCAGATGGTGCATCTGGAATGTCCGCATCTAAGATGAGAGAAGCGGTAAAAAATGGAAAAACTAGAAATTTTATGGAAGGAATACCCAATACATTTTCCATACAACAGAAGTTAGAGCTCATGGAAGAAGTTAGAAAGGGAATGGGTTTATAAATAACTTTGATATGTACATCTATATTCATGAAAAGTCTTTCAGACTTCACCAAGAAATCCAAAGTTGCGGAAGCAAACATCACCAGAGACAAGTTCTATAAGAACGAAGTATATAAAAAAGGTGAGTGGGTTCTTACTGAGCAAGGACAGGTTGGTAAAATACACCGCAGAGGTCCTAACTACGTATTATGTCTTACAGCAGAGAACACAAAGTTCCGCAGTTGGATTACAGACATAAAGGAAGTTTTTGAGATTGGAACTGACGCATATCGAGAGTATGTAATGTCTATTACACCTGGTCAAAAGGTTCAAAAACCTAAGAACACCGTCAAGGTGCCAGAGGTTATACCAAGCAAACACCCTACAAATAAGATGGATAAACACGAGTCTAAAAGTCTAGCACAGGTAGCTGCTGAGACTATGCTAAACCCTAAATTCAAGTCTATGAAAGAGACTTGGAGATACGATTACTCTGCTAAGATTGGCAACACAGACATTAAAGGTCTGGGTGCTAAAGGCGTAGGTGGCGGTGACGCACCTGGCATGAAACTTGCAGAACCCGCAGGACAGGAAGGCAAACCAACCATTAAAAAGGTAGAACATTCATGTGCTACTAAGGTAGAACATGCAGAGTGGGGTAAGGGCAACTGTTTAAAAGAGATGCATACACTCGATGAAGAAGGTAACATCACACATTACGATGTTATGTTTGAACATGGACTAGAGCAAGACGTTCCAGTTCCTACACTAAACATACTTGTAAGTGAGATGCATGAGCATGTAATTAATGACGAGAAGAACGAGGTCATAGAAGGTAAGAAAGCAAAGAAAGATTATGATGGAGATGGTAAGATCGAGTCTGGTAAGGATGAGTACTTTGGATCCAGAGATAAGGCCATCAAAAAAGCGATGGGTAAGAAGGCAATGGCAAAAGAGCATCATCAAAAAGATGCTGATGGTAAAGTCATTGAGCATGAAGTGGAAGATACTACACC